ATGCCTACTGTTTTAAAAAGTATATCTATAAACTCTACAAATGGATCTGTCACAAATTGGACAACTGGTAATGATCTCGCATTATCTTCGACTAGCTCTAACTCCGTGACAGGAAGTTTTATTGCAGAGAAAGTATGGAATTCTGTTTGGAATGATGTTGCTGACTTTCAATTACTCATGGGGGATCTTGAGTACGGAAAGTGTTACGTCGATACAATAGAAGGGGCAATGATCGCGGATAAGAGATGCCAAAAGTCAGTAATTGGAATTGCTTCAGATACTTTTGGTTTTGGAGTGGGTCAAGGGCGCTATCCTAAAGAGGTTCCAATAGCCGTTGCCGGTTGGGTTCTTGCTTATGTAGATAAAGAATATGAGTGTGGAACTCCTTTAACAAATGATGAGAATGGATTCTTGACAGAAATGACTCTTGAGGAAAAGAGAGATTACCCAGAACGCATTGTTGGCATTTATAAGAAAAAAGAAATCGCTGAAAGTATTAGTTCGGAAACGGTTAGAATTGAAGTGAATAATAGACATTGGGTAAAGGTAAAATAGGCTTATGAATAATAAAGGTTTTTCTCTTGCAGAAGTTGTTGTTGCCGCAGGCTTGCTAGGAGTCGTTTCTCTTGGCGTAATGAGGCTTGTAGATAATATGATGAAGTCTCAAAAAACATTTGAAACTCAATCTGAAGTTACCTTGGTCACCAATGGAATAGCTCAAACGTTAACAAATGAAAAGGCTTGTGAGAATACATTTACAGGAATTAATCTTGCTGCAAATACTAGTGTAGGTAGTATTCAAAATTCAAATGCAGCTGATGTCTTTGTTGTGGGATCTCAGTATGGTAATAGAAAAGTTATTCTTACAGGTTTAGATGTTGAAAATATATCTTTGGCCAGTGATGGAACTTCGAAGGTGGGTACTTTTGATTTAGTTATAGGTATCCAGAAAACAAGCAATGTTGCACAGGGAGCGCAAAACCTTAGAAAAGTAGTAACTCTTTCTGTCGTTACAGATTTGGCCGATAACTTTGTTGGTTGTTTTAATAGTGCAGCGGGCGCTACAAAGAACTCTTGTGAAAATATTGGAGGGACATTCAATTCTGCCTCTCAGAGTTGCGACCTTGTTCCATACCCTGGCATTGCCGCAATTCCTAATGATGCAGCTGCTCAGCAACAAGCAGTATCGCAAAGATATATTGATGGCCTGATCACTGATTTAGATGCTCGTTATTTATTTAAAGGAACGGAGAGTCTAGCCGCATCTCCTACAGTTAATACAACGGTTATAGGTGATAGTGCTACGACAGATAATATTACATTGAATGCTCGAATGACAGTATCGGGTAATTCAACATTTACAGGAACAGCACTTTTTAATGAGCATATTACAGTTGCTAATGGAAAGTACATTGCAATGCAGTCTGATAAGAGACTAAAGAGAAATATTCATCCATTAGAAAATGTACTTAAAGATTTAGAGAAGTTGAGCGGAGTACGTTTTAAATGGAAGGCAGATGATAGAAGAGATATTGGCGTATTGGCCCAGGATTTAGAGAAGGTATATCCTAGTCTTGTTGTTAAAAATAGAACGAGTGGCGTTCTTCTTGTAAAATATCCTCAATTAACGGCAGTTGCTATCCAAGCTGTTAAAGAGCTTCATGAAGAGAATAAAATTTTACGTAAGAGGGTGGATGAGATGCAGCAGGCTATATGTGAGATTTCACCAAACTCTAAAATTTGCATAAAGTAGAGATTATGAAAGAAGAAGAAAAGCTAGAAAGACGTGGGTTCTTATCGATTATTTCAGCTATGTTCGTTACAACATTTGTTCCAAAGTCTTCGTATGGGAAAGGGACAGAGGTTGTTGCGGCAAAAGATATAAAGAAAAAAGGGGCAATTGTTCTTCCCGTAGAGCCTGTGCCGTTTGTATCTATAGTTGAAATAGAAGCAGGAAGATTATCAAGGCTTTTTAGTAATCGTATTATTGATCCTGGAAATGAGAGGATCAACTCCAAGCAGGGGCAGATCAAAATGAAGGAATTATTTTCTCACTTAACTGGTGAAAAAATTTATCTTCAATACACCGGTCCAGATATGGGATGGATTTCTCTTAGTTAAATTGAATCAAGACTTTGAGAGACAGTTAAATGTTCTCCATTTTTGGCGTTACAATTCACACTTATAATTATTGTACGAATATGTGAATCTGATTTTAATGTAGATACTCCGTGGCGAAACCGTAAATCATTTGTCTTCATAAAACAAATATCACCATTACTAGGCCGAAAGCGTTTTGTCTGTGATGGTACTTTCTCGTAAAGGAAGTCTCTTCCTGAAAAATCAGAGTCTTCTGTTACCCAGATGAGTACCTGATAATCTGCTGCAATCAAATGGGTGTGTAGATCATTTGAGTCATTTTGTTTAAAATCTTCAAAGACTATTTGTAAATTATTTATAGGAACAAAGAAAGATTCTAGTATTCTATGAATATGGCCTAAGAGTACTTCATCATCTGGAGATGAATGTAGGGCAAGTTTTTTAAACTCCGTAGTCGACTCAAAGGTTTTAAACACGAAGCCTTCTTCTTGAATTTGTTTATACAGGTCTCTGTTCATTCTTTTCTTTAAAGAGAGTTTTGTAAAAGCACTCATCTAACTCTTTTTTAGAGCTGAAGTGTTTACTGTCTGACATAAGAAAACAGCTTAACGGACACTGTTCAAAGTAAGAGCAGGAGAGACATTCTTTTTTTGAAATAAAATTAAATATCATCGAGCTGTTAGACTCATTAATTATTTTAGTCGAGAAGTTTTCATCACTGTAATCGAGATGTCTACAATTAGTAATTGTACCATCAGGTAATATTGTGATTTTACTTAAGCTTGCACATGTTAACTTTGTAGGAGCATTAATATTTTGTGTCCAGGCCTTTAGCTTTCTAATATTTGGAAATGTCTTAATGAGCATTCGAAATGCATTCAATAGATCCCAATCACTTGGCATAAGTGATTCGGCATTAGTTGTGGGCATATAGTAGTCAAAGTCAATTGTGAACCCTTCATCAACGAGTAGCTGTAGATATTCATACTGATTATTAAGTAGTTTGTTGATAGTGGGCTTTGTCAGTACGAAGGTTATTTCGGATAGATAATTTTTAAAATAGGTAATATTTGAATGAAATTTTGTATTTATCTCTCCTTTTAAGGGACGACCGCTTGGGTCCCAGGAGGTAGTAAGTATAAAATTAGTACCATTTTCAGCTAGTGAATTTAAGAAAACTTCGAGTTTTGATTTTGTTGTTTCAAGTTGAAAATTCATATTTGTTAAGAAAACAAATAGAAGTTTTTTCTCTGGTAGGTTCGTATCACAATAATCTTTAATGATAGTTATAAAATCAAAATATTGAGAGTAGTAATCATTACTATCTTCAAAGAGTTCTCCACCAAGAAGATGAACTTGAATCGTATCTCGAAGTGAGTCTTTTTGATCCTTAAGGTAGTTTAGTACTGTCTGGGCCTTACTGACAATTGTTGTAATACCAGTAGGGTCATAACTATCCTGCCAACAGAACCTACAGTGAAGTTCACAAAGCTGAAAGAATGAAACTTCAATTTCTGTATACTGAGGTGCCTTTTCTTTTAAGATGCTATTCAAAACTTCTTCTTGTTGTAAAAAGTCTTTTTTAGCATGGAGAAAAGATTCTATCGTCTTAGGGCCATTTTTATTGATAAGTAACTTTTTCATTTTCTCTACTTAAGTGATCTATTTCCTTTTGCATAATTAGTAAGTCTTCATCATTAGACATCTCTTTAAGTTCTCCAATAATGGACTTCATATTGGTACAGTGTTCTTCGACCATATTAGAATCTTTTAAATCTTTGATATGCTTACGACAACCGTTGCAAACTTGGAACATTTCGCATCCAAAACACTCTTGTTTAAGGTATTGGTTTTTTGGATTCATCTGCATTGGAAGGTGAAACTTCTCGCCCTTTATAACCTCTTTATCAAAATCAATTTCATTTTCTGGATCAAGGTCATCATTAAGTGGACCACAAGTGAAGTATCTCCCATCTGGATTTAGAGATCTCATCCAGTGGTCACAATTTCTAGAAAGTGGGCAAGCGACTTCAACTCCTACGAGCTTATCAATTATAGATAAGGTTGTTTGCTCATATTCTACAAGACCTAGCTTCCAAATCTTAATAAAAATTTTATATAGCTTAGAAAGAGGATATGGTTCACCAGAAAGACCCGATTTATTTGCATAGACTAGTCTACATTGCATACCCATATCTTTGGCCAAGTATACATGGTCGATAGCGAGGTGTTCATTTTCTTTGTTCACAACGGCTAGAAAGCATAGTTCTTTATGTGGAATATACTTTTTAAATTTCTTAACGACTAGACGAAACATATACTCTGTAAAAACTAGATCTTTTGTTATCTTTCTACCTTCTCCATATTGAAAAGAGGTTCCTACTTCAACTCTTGGATGGGCCAAAATCGCGGTCCATTTTTCAGGCTTTTTATAGAAATCCCACAAGTTTGTCGTCATAGAAATGAGAGCAGGATAGTTATGTTCTTCGAGATGATTAATGAGTTCTAAATAATATTTAGGAGACATCATTAAAGGATCTCCTCCAACAACAAAAATTCTATCTGTTTCAGGAAATCTCTCTAAGAACTCATAAATTCTTTTTAACTCTAGTCGTTCTTTTTTGTCTTCAACCAATTCGGTTGAGCTGCAAAAGTCACAAGAAAAGTTACAGGCCTCTGTAGGCTTAACAATTAAAGACATTTTCTTTTGAGAATCAGTTTGTTCAAAGTCTCTATGATACATATTAAATTTCAAATTCCATGTTAAGCTGATTTAGTAGAGAATCATTATTACCAGCATTCTTCAATGATAGAATAGATTGCACGAGAAAAATATTTAATTCATTATCTTGTACTGAACTTTTAAGAATTTCATAAGGGCTTATTTGTTCAATTTCGACAGCGATAAGCTCTAGTGGTTTTGGGTGTTTGCCATTTTCTAAGTATCCAGAAATACAAGGATTGTCAGTCTTGTCAGAAATTAACATATCGATTTCAATTAGAGTGTTTAATTGATTAATATGTTGTTCAAGCTTCATAAAGCTATCAAAGGATTTTTCATCTTCTTGGTCAAAAGAGTTATCGAGTAAGAAGTTTAATTTCTTATTTTGACTTAGTTGTTCGTATATTGATGAGCTGCTTGTGAATTTAAAGCTTAAAGAATGATCAGTCTTAGCTAATGTGTAAAGCTTTCTAATACAGGTTCTTTTAAGACCTAGAAACTCTTTCATAAATGCAATTTTATAAAGCCTAGCAAATGCTAGTGCCATATTTGAAGTTAAGTATGATTCCTTATTTAAAATATATTGTATAAGTTGAACTTCATTAGACACTCTTAATTTAATAGGCATAGGTATTTCAAAAGAAGAGTATAGTTCAAAAAGTCCTCTGAATTCTTCTAGTGATTTTTTCCAGTATAGTGGCAAAATTTCTTGAACGGGAATATGCCTACTATCATTATCAATATCTAGATAAACTTTACGTCTATTAGGTAGTAGTCTTTGATAGTCAGAATAGCTTTGAAATATATGATAAAGAGTTTCACAGTTTGCTTTTGGAAATATTCCTTTAAACCATTTTATAAAAAATTCGCAAAAGGACTTCTCATCTGCATAAATATACACTTTTTCATTTTTAGATATAAGTGAATCAAAGAATTCCGAAAAACTTTGTTCAGATAAGAGTTGTGTAATATTTTTAGAATAATGAATTCTATTTTTTTGAAAAAAGTGGTTCTGAATATCAACTAGGCCACGATCAATAATTTGAACGTATTGGTCGGCTACATTTTCTGCATTGTCAGGACCTATAGAACTTTCTGCGTAAGTTAAGTAAACCTTATCAGCTAAGCAAATCATTCTTAGATGTAGCTTTCAAGTAAGCTCAGTTCCTCTTTTTCACTACTATTGTTAAGAAGTAAGTGAGAAAAAGACATTAAGAAGGATTTCTCTTTTAGACCTAAGAAAATATCAAAGACAGTTTTCTTGTCATATTGTAGCCTTTCAACCTGTGCTTTATAGTATCTTAGTTGTTTGGTTTCAGGAGGCATTACGTTGTCATATTGAGCTATGAAGGTCTCTGTAAAGTCTGGAATACTGAATAAATTGATAAGGTTGATTCCTACAATTTCAGGATCATCAATTACTTGTATTTCTCCATCTTCACATGCTTGAGTAAAGATTTCTTCTTTAAAATCTTTATTGAAGGCCGCAACAAAAACGGGAGCGGAATTTATAAATAACGCAGCCTGAAGCATTAGCTCTTTGTTATTTTGTAAAAACTCTTCAGACTCTTCTTCAGATAGCCAAGATCTTGATTGATCCACAGGGGCCCTAAGTGCTTTTAATAGAAGTAGGGCCGTTGTATGCAAAAGGGTGTCACACTTTATTGTTTGTCTAAAATTAAGGAAGTACTTTAAAACTTCAAACTTCTCTTCTTTAGGTGTTTGGTCGATATCTGCAAGTGAGCAATTGATTTGCATATTAGCAATATATGTAACAAATGCTTCACCTTTTAAAGTGGAATTCTTTAAATCGATATTATAATGAAGATCACTATTAAGAAATATCTCTTGGATCTCTTCCGTAGACATTGGTATAGTTTTTAAATTTTCCATTATCTTCTTCCTCTCGATCCATGATTCGAGTGACTACAATGATTAGAGTGACAATAATTTACAGAGTAAGTATGTTTAACATTATTAATACAATAATCACGCCATATATTTGAACAAGAGTTAATAAAATTGTTTAGGTTCTCTGCTGTAATAACTTGACCAGTTGCAATATTATTAGCACTGGCCGCTGTATCTACTGCGTTGAGAACATTTGATGTAGTTGAGCCTCTATCTGTTTGTAAATATGCGATCAGCGTCATAGGAGATTGTGCATTTCCAACTCCGGTATTTCTAATCTTAATTTTTTGAACTTTGGCGTAATAGTTCATATATGTTCTAACTAGGCTTATAACAGCAGAAGCTGTTGTTCCTGAAAGTGACGATGAACTTGGGCCAGGCAGTGATGATTTTGAAAAAACGTCATTTCCTGTAGCGTTAGCAAGTGTGTAGTCTGACGGAACGTTTGTACATAATGATCCAAAGTCTGTCGCGGTCCAAAGAACTTCAGATGAATCGGTCATTGCATTACGTAGAGGTTGCTGTAGTTTGTAAACGATATCTTGAGATAGAATCGTTTTATTTCTTAATTCGCCAAGAAAATTCGTCATAATCCGCCTATAGATGTAGTATTTATGTAATTTTATGTAAACTCTAAACCTATGTCAATGGATGACGTTTGATGGATCTCATTATTAAACCTACTCAAAGGTGTAATTTTTCGTGTAGCTTTTGCTCCTCGACAGAGATTGCTAACTCTAACTCTGTAAATGATGACCTGGATGTTTCTAAGGTTATAGAGTTCTTAGATAGGTTCCCCCAAACAAATAGTATAATTGTTAATGGTGGAGATCCATTGGTTGTCGACCCCAGCTTTTACTTTAAAATAATAGCAGAAATTAGATCAAGGGGACTAAGTACTGTTCTACATCTTTGTACCAATTTGTGGGACTATTATCAACGACCAAGTAAGTGGAGGGAGTTGTTTCATTGTGAAGAGGTAGAGGTTGGAACATCATTTGATTTTAGCGAAAGATATATAACAAAAGATAGACAATTAGATGTTGATACCTTCTTAAAAATATTGACTTCATTTAAGGAAGACTTTGGATATACTCCTTCTTTTGTTTCGGTCATTACAAAAGAGAATTCGTGGAGAGTTCTTGACCTTGTGAGACTTGCTAAGAGTTTGGGTGTTGAATGCAAGTTGAATTACCTTCATGCTTCGGGACGCTCTAAAGAGATTTTTACTATAGGCGATATGTATAACTCTTATCTCGATATTTATGCAGAAGACTTGCATCTATTTGAATCTAATACCAAGCAAATGTTAAAGAAGCTGAAAACTTCTGAACACACAAACTGTCCTTCTAATCGAAATTGCGATGAGGGGATACGAAATTTGCAACCGATGAAAAATGGTTATGAGTATAGTTCTTGTGGAGCCTTTGGTGATGATCTTGAATATGGGATAGATTTTGAAAGAGAAATGGCTGGAGAGTTCTTTAGACCATTGCAAGGTGATATTGAATTACAATATATGAAAGAAGAGTGCTTATCTTGCGTGAACTTTAATATTTGCAATGGATGCTTTAAGACTGTTAAAGATACAAAAAAAGCGAACTTAGTAGATCATAGTTGTAAAAGTATGATGAGGTTTCGTGAAAGAGTAATAGAAATGGGGTTGATGTGAGTTTTTTAAATCTGTCCATTAATCCGCTTTATCAATGTAACTTTCGTTGTGACTTTTGTTATCTTACTAAGAGTCAATTATCTGATCCATTGACTCTTCCTTTAACTAAGCTGCGGCAGTTAATTAAGGAACTGAAGGATTCAAACCATAGTGTAGATCATGTTGATCTCTATGGCGGTGAAATATCTCTTTTATCTAATGAATATTTAGAAGAGTTGGATGAAATTTTGTATGAAGCTTTCGACCCCAGTATAAATATAGTAACAAATCTCTATCAAGTACATCCATTCTTTTTAAAAGAACATGTCTCTTTATCAGTTAGTTTTGATTTTGAAGCCAGAGAGTCTTCTGAAAAAGTTCTACAAAATATAATAACAACTAATAAAGAAATTTCTATTCTTATGCTTGCTTCGTCTAAATTGTTGAAGATGGATGTTAGTAAAATGATTTCGACATTTAATTCAATTGGTAATGTAGTAAGTGTCGAGATTAAGCCATATTCCACCAATCAAGCGAACTCTTTCGAGGTTAGTTTTAAAGACTTTGAGGAGTTTGTGAAAAAGTGGATTGAATCAGATATCGTTAAGAATTTTGAGTTTGTAAATGAAAGAGAAATTGAAAACTCACTTAGTAAGAAAAGAAATGCTTTTTCAGATGATCATCTCTATATAACTCCAAATGGAAAATTTGCTGTTCTAGAGTTTGACGAAAAAGAAGATGAATATTTTTTAGAGTTGGATAGATTAGATGATTATAAGAAATGGGAGCGACTAGAACATGCTAGAGTTCAGAGGAACGAAATTTGTTCTAAGTGCGAATATTTGGGGAATTGTTTAACAGAGCATTATAGGAAGGTTGAGAGTTTAGACCTGTCATGTAATGGCTTTTTTCATCTTCTAGATTGGTATAAAAATTTAAAATAGATCCTCTTGGGTGATTCCTCCTGGTATGTCGTAGTTAATTGGTTCCAATATTCCAAAGCTGAGTAAGCATGAAGGCCCTTTTGGTACTGCTTTATGGAAAGTTCCTTTTGGAATAGTAAGTCTGTCACTTTTCTTTAAAGTAACCACTTTTTCTCGTTCATTTTCTTTTATAAAAAAATCCTTTTCTCCATAGATCATTTCTATTTCTACATCTCGATCGTCGATATGGTATTGGAAAGAACTTCTTCCTTCTGGTGGCACAAGGTACATGTGAACATCTACATTGGAGGATAGTTCAGAACATCTCATTCTAATTTTTGGTGTAAAGTTCTCTAGATTTTTTACTATAATAGTTTCTCCTGCAAGAAAAGACTTTCTAATAAAGGTAGAGTACTCAATATAGGATTCAAACTTTATATTTGCATCATAGGTTCTAGTTGTAGGGTCAATAGTGTAAAAGCTATTTAATGAAAAGAGATGACTACTTTTAAAAATTTTTTCAATATCATCACTACTTAGTAGGGGCGAACATTCTAGTGTCTTCATGTAAGAGAAATTCCTTATCAAAGTATTCACAGGTTTTATTGAAATTCTCGGAAGCTTTGTTTAGGTTCTCGAATAGATCCCAATCAAACTCTGAAAGAATTCTATCGTAGGTGGATTTGGCCTTATTATAAGGTATGAAATATGGGTCATTTTCATATAGAAGCCGCTCATCATTTAAAGAATCATAGAAGTCTTCTTTAAAGTGTTTTTCTAGAAGTTTAGCGTATATTATGGCCACACAGAACGATTTCCCTGGGTAGTATAATTCTTTTGTTTGTATTTGAGGGTATTGTAACGCCCTTTTTACAATACTGTCTTCATCATGTTCTTCTATTATTATTTCTTTAGAGAGATCGTCTCCTAAGTCCATATCTTTAAAGATTTGATGAAATATTTTATGTCTAATATGCCATTCTTTCATAGCAATCTCTGGTAATCGTTTATGTTATTATTTCTTTTCATTTCTTTCATAATAAGTTTTGGAGCTGCACAAATCTTATCTTGCCATGGAAGTTTGTAGCAATCACTGTTGCAAATTTCTCTAATATCACATTGTTCGCAAATTGGGTTTCGTATTTTTTCCTTACAGATTGCATTTAACCTGTTTGATGAAGAGAGGGGGGTGGAAATAGGTTCATTAATATATCCCCATGTGACTTCCTTTGCAGAGTTTGGACATCCGGATAAGTCTCCAGCTGCACCAATTGTTATTAGGCTTAATTCACAGTTTCGACATCTGTTAGCAGTATGAGTTTTAGAAATATAGGATGTCGCAAGCTCTCCAAGAAATAAGTTGTTGATTCTTTTTTCATATTGATTCTCTAAGGTCTGAATAAACATTTTATGGAGCCATCGATCAAGATGCAGATTCAAAGGTCGGATAGAATTATTTGTAATAGCGCTTCCATCTTCCGTAATTCTTTCAAATAAAATATTTTGAAAACCTAGGTCAATAGCGTATTCAATGAGTTGTCTTGGCTCAAAATGATCGATTAGATATTTAGATAGGCAGATAGATAATGTTAAGTTATGTCCATTTTCTATTAAGGTTCTAACATTATTTTCCCAAAGTTTTAAAACCTTAGTCTTGCTCTTGAAGTCAACTAGTCCAAAGCGCAGATCTGCATCCCAAGAGGTACCTATTCCATATTGCTTAAAATGATTATTGAAAAAAGTGAGTTTTTCTTCGCTTAGTTCGTAGGCCAGATTTGTTTGGATTCCAATACTGTTTAATTGTGGGATGGATTGAAGCTGGTCAATAAAACAATTTAGCTCACTAATTGGAGCTAACATTGGTTCTCCTCCATGTAAGACAACTCTAAAGTTCAATACATTGAAGGTTTTTACAATTTTTTGAATATAATTAGATGTATTTTCAGCATTAAATACTGAAGGATCGCCATTGCGTCCCGATGTGAAGCAGTGTTTGCAGTTCAAGTTACAGTTTTCAGCTGTACGTACGTAGAATTGTAAATTATCTCTTGTAATCATTTTTCGCCTTACTTAATCCTACTAATAAGGCGAGTCCTTTGTAAAACGATGTTGCGCTGTGTTGAGTGGTTTTTAATTTCGATAGTAAACCAATAGGTGTAAGATTTTGGCATGAGTTTTATTCAAGAATATGAAAATATTTTATCTCCAAAGAATTGTGAATCTATTATAGAGAATTATCTCAAAGAAAGTCATATTGATACAAAGCGATCAGATGCAAATCTTCATGGAATAGTTAAAGAATGGAGTATTCCACAGGAGAGGCATTGGAGTGACTTATTTCTAGATTTAAACGAAAAGTGTAGGCCAATAGTTGAGAGTTATTTATCATATTCAACATTACTAAACTGTGAGTCTTATTATTTAAAGCATATTTCCATAATGGAGCATCAAGAGAATTTTAATATTCCGTATCATTACGATGCCGAAATCTCTTACATGAATGATAAGGAGTATATTCGAAACTTCGCTATTTTAATTTATCTTAATGATAACTTTGAAAGTGGTGAACTTATTTTTCCTATTCAGAAGACATCTATAAAGCCAAAAGTAGGGTTAGGGTTAATCTTTCCTACATCGTTCATGTTTCCGCATTTAACAAATCCAGCGATTGGGGCCAATAGATATGTATTAAGAATGGCCTATTATTTCAAGAAGGACAGTATAATTAATAGTACTAAGACGTCTAAGGATTATTTCTAATGAGTTATAGCGCTGTCGTTGAATGGAAAGATTTTCTCTCTCGTGAACAATGTCAAAGAATTCTAGACAAGAGAAGAAAATATTCAACAGTTAATAATAGATTAACTGATTATTTAGTTTACTCTGACGAACTCTCTTCCAATTTAGATTGGGCCGAAGAGTTTGAATTACTAGAACAAAGAATTAAACCATCATTAAAAGAATACTCAGATAGATTCCTGGGACAATTACCTTTAGAATCTATATCTATTTCTCATATTGGTTTTTTGAATGATGAGTTTGGAGAGTTTACAGAGCTACACTATGATTGGGAACTGGTAAAAGTAAAGAATCGAGATATTATTATTAAGCCTTTTGTTATTCTTGTTTATTTAACAGCTGTAGAAGAAGGAGGAGAATTACTTTTTCCCGTGCAGAATGTTAAGGTTTCTCCTGAGCTTGGGAAGGCCGTTATTTTTCCTTGTAATTTTTCTTATCCACATACCTCTATGCCAGTTATAAAAGGTAGCAAGCATGTTTGCCGTATCACAATGAAAATTGATTTCGATGCATATCAAGTAGATGAATTGGAGATATAGTGGATTATATAATGCAATTTCCTAATATTTTCTCTGCTACAGAATGCTTAGATATAATTAAGATTAGGAATATGTATTCTGAAAACTATTCTGATCTTGTGTTTTGGAGAGATAAAGTAGGACAGTGCGAACTTGAAAAACTCTGCGTTGATCTTGAGCTCAAGCTAAAGCCTCTAGTTGAAGAATATTTTAACAACTTTGGAAGCTTGCTTACTATAAGTGATGTATCTCTTTTAGGGATTGGTATCATTAAGCAGCCCACTGGAGCATATGACGACCTTCACTTTGATACACAGGTAATTGTAGGTGAAGAAGCGATAAAGCAAAGACCTTTTGTTTGCTTGTTATATTTAAACGATAAAGAGTTCGAAGGTGGACAGCTTTGTTTTCCTATTCAAAAAGTAGTAATTGCTCCAGAGATTGGAAAAGTTGTGATTTTTCCCGCCAGTTATCATTTTCCACACCAAGTCGTAGGAATTTCAGGGGGTGATAGATATTTTTTGAGAATGAATTTTATGTTTAAAGAATCATTGTTGGATAAAGATGTAGATGAGTGGGATATTGAGACAGATGGAGTGATGAAATTTTGATTTCTTATAATAGTATATTGCTTGATAAATTCTGCTTTGTTCAAAAGAAGCTACCTAGCGCCTTAGAAGATAAAATTTGGTCTCTCGAATTTAAAGACTTTGGTGTTTGTGATGGTGAGTTACGCTATAGGATAAGAGATGTAGAAGACAGCTTAAGACTTGAGTTGATCGACTTTTTTAAGACATGTACAGAGGATGAATATTTAATTCAAACTTTAAACGACTTTCATTTTGATATTAATAAAATGATTCAGGGGGAGTGGATTGAGATGCATAATGAAGTTTCTCAGTTTTGTCCATTTGAAGTAATTCTTTGGTTGAGCAAGAGTGAGGATTTTGTTGGAAGAGACTTTTTAATCCAACGTCACTTAGGAAGACAGAAGGTTCGTCCAACTAATGGACTTGTTTGCTTTCTTGATACTACGGACCCTGATGTATTTCACGGGGTAGATAAGCTTATTAGTGATCATCAAATTATTTCTATCACAGGTGGCCTTGGAAGAAAGGAAGATTTTAGAAATGATTAA